AAGTTTTTTTCCAGGATGTTGAAAGTAAATGTACAAAGTCTCATTTATCCTTTCAGCGGACAAATCACAGATATAAGGAAGAATCAATTAATCCCAACCTCAAAATTCAAACACAATCTTCTCCATCAACCTGTCTTCATAACTAAAACAAAACAAAAGTCAACCAAGGACGACACGACCCACACCAAAAGTACTCTTAAAGTAAGCCCATTATGGTCAAACGCCTTTTTTGATTGGAATGCTGCCCTACGTAACCCGTGGACAATACTCCCTTCTTCAACCGGTTCAGGCTCATTATCAATTCCTACCCAAAAGAAAGATAGTTCAGAGAATGTTATTCTAACTAATGCTAATTTTATCAATGAACGTCTACCTTCTTATATTAAATTAATTTTTGATGGTATTGATTTAAAGAGTGAAGGCTATGTGAATCAGTTTGGATTTTGGTCATTATTATACCTTGATTTTAGTTTAAATTGTCTTGTGCCGTCGAGTTATTATAAGCAGATGTTGAATTTAAAAACAAAAGAAAATGTTATATTTTTAGACACTTATAATGAAGTTAAGTATGCTATGAATTATCTTTCTAAATTTAATAAAATACTTTACACTAATGGTTCGGGTAGAAAGTTTGTTAAGTTGCCAAGTTTTGGTACTTTAGGTTTTACTTTTGATAAAGTGCGTGTAATTAAAAATATAGGAAATGATTTACAATATTGGACTTTATGGCCTTTGAACAATGAATTTATTCAGTATGATATTAACCGTCCTAATCACGCTAATATTTTAAGGAATTTAAATCAGTTTACTAATGAGTTGGTAAGTATTCATTATTATCCTACTTTCTTCTATGAGCATTATTTGTATTTTGAATCAGTATCACAGTTAATTTTGCATCAAATTTATAATGTTGTTAGAACGTATAGAGCACAATTGAAATTGCAAGATAATCTTGGCACAAATAGACTTGAACGACGCGGATATTATCTAACGGTTTACAGTCCATTTTATGAATTATTTATGAGTGAAGTAAAGCAGGAGTTTGGTGACATTTATTTATATTTGCAATTATTTGGTAGTTTACCGTTTGACAGTGGTTCAATTGAAAGTATTCCAACAAGTTATCAAGAATTTGACTCTTACTATCAATCAAGATTCGGACATTTGCTTGATTTTGGCAAAGTTAATTTTGACGCTTTAGAAGCTAAATATTCAAGATCAAATTTAAAACCATTTCAATTGTTTTTTACTTATTCGCAAATGTTTGATCTAATGCAAACGATATCACCTAATCTTAATTTAAAACCTAACGTTGAGCTTATTACTTTTGATGAAATAGGAGAAGGAAATAATGTTGATGAATATGACGTTAATAATACCAGCGTTTGTAGATTAGTCGATTACCCATTAGGTGAACCAATGCCAATTAATACCTTGGAAGTATTTCCTCCTAATTTATTTGAAGTTGCTGAAAATATTCGGATGAGTTTCGAAAGTAAATTTTTAAGTCCATATGCTATGTATAGTTTGCCTTTAATTTCAGGAGGTCATGACGTGCTAATTCAAACTGATAACGCTAGACTTGCAAATTTTAGAAGAAATACTGCTCAGAGAAAGATTTTTAAGTCATTGCAAAAACAAGTTCTTAATGCCAAAAGTATATTTCATAAATATGTTGAGCCTAATTTAATCAAGAATAATATCGGAGCAGCTGATTTCTTATTTTGGACAACTTATAGCGTAAATACTTCACCTAAATTTTCAGTAAACGCCCAAGGCGTATTAGATGTTCCCCCAATTGCAGTATCCTCTGATAAATTAGAATTCACTACTCCTAATTCATCTTCATTTAAACTATTGTCTTTACTGTTTCAATACCTACATGAAAAAGCATTTAACCAGTTGTTACAGCCAATTAGTATTGTATTTCTAGGTGCAAAGAATGAACCCGTAGCAGATATGATTTACAGGTTAACTCATGGTAAATGGAGTGTTCAACGCTATGGTAATGATGCTGAGTGGCCAGGTAAGAAAGCAAATCTTTTATCCATTAATTTAAAAAATGTTTATGATATAGTCGTTTCAGATATGGATCAAAGTATCGGCGCTACTGTTGCTAGTATTTCGGCAAATTCACTTAAACAACTTAGAGTTTGTCTCGAAGCATTCAGTAAAAGGTTAATATTCAAACTTCAGTATTGTTTATTTCATACGTTAAGTTCAATAACCGCATTACTTCGCGAATACGGTGTGGAAATAGCTCATACAGGACAATTCATATCATACGGTATCATTCGCAGCGCATGGTCAAAAGTTGGCAGTTTAGAAATATTTCTTATTATAGATAAGGTTCGTACTGAAGAGAAAATTCCAACCGACGACGAGCTACGTAAAGTAGTAAATACTTTAGGTCTCAGTGATCCAAATCAAATGTTCTTTACTTACATGGGTACTCCACGCAAATTTGGTTTAAACGATTTAAATTGTAAAATATTTAATGTTGATGTTGCAGCAGTTGAATTCCCCAGTGTATTATCAACTTTCCAGAATTTATCTCAATGCGTAAATTACGGTTCGTCAAGTTACAGTGATTCAAATAGCCATTTAACCATATTCGGTACTACAAATATACAACGCATTGGTTTATTTATGAGAAACAAACAATTATACAAGGTAGTTTCATTGACAGGTGGTGATCATAAACCAGAAGGTATTTTTAATCCTCAACGTGACTATGTTATTCCAGGAGTGCGCGATGTTTTAGTTTTATCAGATGCACAACGTATGGTCGGATGGAAAATATTGAAAGCGTTACATCAAGACAAAGGTACATTAGATATTACTTTGACAGCTTACGATATTGGATGTCGCGACTACGAATGCGCTTACATGACGGTCATGGATGAAAATACTATTTTGAAATATGTTGGTTATGACAGAGCGACGATTTTAGATGTTAAACGTGGTATTACAGTAGTTAAAGAAGAAGTTACACATGATAGATTTGTCGAATTATGTTCAAAAGGACATGTCTTTGCTTACAATTCATATTTCATGGGCTTCAATACTAGAGACGAGTTAGAAAAAGAGTTAACGTTTGTAGCTGATCAGTTAGTTATTAAGGGATTTTTGTTTTTAAGCTTTTATTCAATGCATGATGAATTACGTCCAGTACTTAAAAATCACGGTTTTGTTGATATTACTAAAGAGGATATAGCCGCTAACAAATTTACTTTCGGTCGGTATCACGCAGTCGCAACTGTCAGTGTTGATTTTGTTGAAGAATGGAAACGAAAGATGATAGCTAAATATGATGTTTATCAAATATTTTTATCAGCTAATGAGGTTAGTTTTAGTTGTATGATGCACGGTTATTCAACGAATTTAGATAGTATGTATTTCGCGCCGGTATTTAATTTAGTTTCACCTTGCTTTCTGATTCATAAGAAGTGACCTTATATTTGTGCATGCGTTTTGGAGGGATGTGAGAATTTGTTACATGCGTCGCCTACTGACCTTTCGACAGACCGAGTTACGACGGTTAAAACCTGGGAACAGCTATTGTC